ATTCTTTTTAACGATACATGCACCCATGCAGGATTATTATTATCTCCGAACTCCCAAATCAATTGGTCAAATTCAAGATTATCTTTTACAAAATCGTAAATAATTTTATTTGTCAAATCGCCAAATATATCTGCATCAATATCTATTGCTTCGCCCGACATGTGCTGCGAATTTTTGGCCCCGCCTATTTTTTTGTTCAATAATTCACAACGATAAAAAGATGAGATACCAATCGGCCGGTTAAAATGCTTTCTGATTGGCTCAAAAACATTTTCTGCAACATGTTTCATGTTTGCTAATGTTTCTGCATCTGTTGTTTGGTTTTTTATGCCATGTCTTATGGCTGTTTGGCTTTTAAATGCTTCTTCTTCTGATATGTGTTTACTTATCATGGCTTTAGATTTAAATCAAAGGTAAGATATTATTTATCTTTTAAGAATTGTTTGAAAATACTTTTGCCGGTTATGTCTGTTAAATTTTCATCTAAAGATTTTAATTCAATCATGGCAACTAATCCGCTAACTATTTTCATGACCTCCATATCTGTTAAAAAAATATTTTGCATTATAAATGCAATTAAGATTGAAGCCATGTATCCAAAACCTTTCATGATTGTTGGACGCATCTTTTTAGAAGTAATTATTTCGCCGCGTTTTTTTGCTGCTAAAATACCGGTAACAAAATCCATCGTAACTAAAAAACCAATACCAATCATGATTGGATAAGCCGGTGCAAAATAAACCGCTAAAAAAGTTAAAATCAAACTAATATTATTCATCATGTAGTTTTTCATAAGCATAACAAAGTAAAATCAACCCTGCATGCATCTTCAAAAATTAAAATTGCATTGTCAGGATTTAAATTTGAATAATTATCTTGTCCGTATATTTTTAAATTCCAAATACCACCTTCAAGATTTTCATTAACTATGAAAGAATAAAAATCACACTCAATAGATGTATAAATATTTTTTACTATTTGACAACCATTGTTTCTTTCAAATACAAATAAATAATAATCGTAAAATTCTTCTAAAAAAAGAATTAATTTACTATCAGTATTTGCAGTTATATTTACCATCTACGATATCCCCCATGTGCTTCTTGAATTCTCTGTATGGTTTTCACAATCGTTGCAACTTGTTTGGTCAAATAAAGGATTTAAATCAATATTTAATTTCATCCATTCAAACATTTCGTTAGAATAGTTTCTTGCCATGTTTGTCCAATAATCTGCTTGCTTTGCGTTCGTATCAAAATCAATAAATTCTGATTCATCAGTAAATTTACGGACAACGCTTTCTTTCGTAACTTGCACAGAATGAAATAACAATAAATCTGCATAAGCATAACATACATGCACCTTCTTTAAATAACAAAGCAATGCTTCGTTTGCTACGCTAATATCTTCATCTTCTATTTGTTGGCATAATTCATCAAATAAATCTTGACACAACAATGGATTGATATATTTTACCTGCGTATTATTTATTGAAATGTTTATATTTTCACTTTCAACATTTTTTGACAATGGAACTATACCATAAAAATCAATTTGTTCTATAAATTGGCATTTGCAACAACTCATGGCGCAGGAATTATAGGTGTAACAATATCTGATGGTTTATTACCGAGCAATCCGGCAAGACTTCTTATTTCTTCTTGCGACATGCTTTCTAAAACTTTATTTGCAACCAATGGAGATAATGCATTTATATTATCTATTATGTTTGTTGCTGTTGTATTTAATTTCACTTCTTTGGCACCATATCCAAACGCGCTTCTAATTTCTTCTTCTGTGAATGATGTTGCAAAACTATCTGCGACAAAACCTAATGGAATTGAATTTGAAACTGAAACAATTGTTCCATCGTAATCTTCCATCATTTTTGCTAAATTATTTAATTCAAACATCAAAAGATTTTGGTCATGTTTGATAATTGCATTCTGATAGTATAATGTAGCATCTGCTAACTCTTTTGCGGTACCTAATTTCCCTGCAACTTGTATGCCTGCCAATACCGGCGGCACTTGAAACGCTGTTGCAATATGGTCGCGAATTAAATTTGATAATGCAATGTACATTTCATGAGATGTGCTTTGCGAAAAAGGAACAATTTGTATGCTGCCTTCTTTAGCTGCGCCATCTAATATTGCAAACTTTCCGCCATTATCTGCGCCGGTTAATCTATCTTCAATGTAGTTACGCAAACTATCTTTCATTGGAACGCCATTTTCATCAACGCCATCTAACTTCCAAGGGACATAAACGATAAATGCCGGTGCAAATGAATTATCTATATTGTTTGCATGAAAGTTTTGAATTTGTGCATCTGCATAAATCCATTTCAATGCCGATGCATATTTAGGTTGAGAATAATATACTTGTCCCGGTTTATATCGTCTAATGTATTTTAATGCGCCATTCCATTTTTGAAAATCATCGTATAAACCATTGATACTAAAATTATAAATTTTAGATTTAGTTTGGATATCATTGAATAAATCAATTGGTACCGCTTTATATCTTTTTAATTTATTTTCTTGTTGCCAATTGCTTGATAATTTAGCATAAGTAATTTCGCTGTCTTTATCGTTTGGAACGCCTAATCTAATGGTTGAAAAATCTTGGCTCTTTACCCTTGTTAAATAACCATTGATATTGAATTCTAAAATCAACCCTAAACTTTCAAAATATGCCATATCGTAGCAAACTCTTTGATAGAAAGCATCATTGAAAACTAATTTCAATTTTTCTGCGAATGCGCTTGGCTGATTATTTGGCGTTTCAAAATTTAATCCATCTCCATACAAAAATTTTGCATGCGTTTCAACGCAAGAATTTGCAATCGGCGATGTCTGAACTGATTTTATTATCTCTTGTGGAAAATTATTGTTTAATCCAAAACGAATTATCCCTCTTGAAACATCATCTGTTTGGTTGAAGATAGTTAAATCTGCCGGTGCTTTGGCTTGGAATAAAAAATAATTATCGGATATCTGCGTTAATTCCATATTGTTACAAATTTATTGATATTTAAGTCTAAATATTTGCAATTTATTTACAAATCAAAATGATTTGGAACATCTATTGTGCTGTGGTTTTTAAAATGTATCATCTCGCCGGTTGTTTCAAACTTATCCCACAAATGATGTTGGCCTGCAAACGCAGATGCTGAACTTGAATTGCGCAATTTACGCGCAATGCTTTCGCGGACAAAAGAATAATGATGCATGCGCAGCCATTCTATTTCTTCATGTATTTCAAATGTGTTTGTTCTTCTTGTCGGGTCAGCAAATGCAGGGTATCTTCTATCAAAGCACATTATTGTTTCCGGATAAATCTTATGAATAAATGGTACAAAGTAATCCTCATCCGGTACCAATTGTTTCGTTGGATATTTATAATAAGTTTTTAACCGGCAATAAGAAGCATCTAAATCTTTTTCATAGACAATTTGTTTGGCCGCTTCAAAATGATGCGGAAAATACATTTCATCGCAATCCATTTGGATAAAATGTGTACATCCAATCATTCTTGCTAACTGCAAACCTCTATTTCTTTTGTAAGTTTCATTCCATTGCGCAGATGCATCTAATCTTGGAATATAAAATTCATTAAAATCTAATATATCAAAAGGTATATTCGGCTCGTATATCTCGCCGATGTTACTCATATTCTGATAGATAACAATAACCGCATCTAAATGTGGTTTAATTAATTCAATAGAGCGGCGTAAATGCTCATCGCCATCCCATACATTCCAAATTCCTGCAAGTTTATTCATAATAAGAAGATAAAATTCCGATTAAATAATTCAATCCGGCTGTTATAATTGCAACCGGTATTAATTGTAAACTAAAACCATAAAAGATTGGATACCAAAATAAAGTATGGAACGATGCCATGCATGTAAGGCATAAACAAATTGGCTTCCCTAATATTG